AGAGGAGAAATAAAATGAGTGATAAAAAAACAACTGAAGCACCGTGGCAGAAATTTGCTGAAATTGCAAAATTGCCACATGTGACCATTAATAAAAATGGTTATGAAATCAGAACAGAACTACTTGATATGGCTAAGGAGTTTGTACAAAACGACTACTATGCAAAGTGGGGCCAGTTTGAGACAAGTATTCGTAAAGAGCATGATGACTTGGTAACAAAGGTAGAAATGCCATCAGTACCGGGCGTTGAGCAAATTATGAAAACTGCTGAAACGTTTTATGATTTTGTAAATCAGAAAAAGTAATTAAATAATGATGGGGCTGTTCCCTAATAAACACGCCGGGGGCCACGGTTAGCCCCTATTTTATAATTTAATTTAGGACTAACTATGACTCTAAACACACCAAAAACATTCGCTTTAAAAATAGAAAATATCGTAAATGAAAAAAATATAACACACATGGAAGCAGTCTTATGGTATTGTCAAAAACAAGAAATAGAACTTGAAGCAGTTGGTTCTCTTGTTTCCAAAGGCCTTAAAGAAAAAATTGAAGCAAATGCTAGAGAGTTAAACTTCTTACCAAAACAGGCACAACTACCAATATAAAAAATCTATAATATAATGTATGAGGTGAATTTGCAAAATGGAACCCATTGACGTATACTTAATGTATTGTGCAATGAAAGCACACTTCAGTAAAAGTAATTACGACTTCCACAAATACGGTGGTAAAACCAAGGTATCTAGAGATTCTTTCTGGAAAAGAAAGGACAAATATTTCTTTGTGAAGCTCGCAAAAAAACTTGATGACCATGATTCTATACAAGATTATCTTATTTCAAATTTTGTAAAAGACCATAAAGGGTATATTGCAAATTTTAATGATGAAAATTATAAAGTCTGGAAGGATAAAAAAACAGACTTCTATAATGTTTTCTTCAATGAACTTAAGCCCCTTGTGAAAAATTTTGAACCCCTATTTCAAACTAAAAATAACAACCACCCAAAACTTTTAAAGGAATTTCTTGGTGATCGTGTTTCGCTAGAAACATTAATCATACTTGATGAGATTGTAAGCTTTAGCAAAAACTGGGACAAAGAATTAAAGGAAGATATTGTGTGGCCTGATCTAAAAAAAATGATGAAAAATTACAAAGGGTTCTTGACATTTGATAGAAATAGGTGTAGAATAGGACTATTAAGATTGATAGAGGAGTGTAGTTAATGGAATTTACAGTACATCCAGATGGAGATCCTTCCATTCGGCAAGAGGGATTTTTTGAAAGTAAGGTTGAGTCTCTTGAGAAAAAAATCAAGGAATTAGAATATGAAAATGCTGTGTTGTCAAGAGATTATAATGAAGTTGCAGAGAGGGTTAAGAAACTTGCGTCCAGACAACCAGCATGGCCAAAAGGATATCGGCCCCACAAAAACAATCGTTTCCACAAATCCTCTCATAATAGGAAATTTTCAAATAATGGCAGAGGAGATATTACGAGATGAGCAGCAACGAATGGAATCAAACAAGTGTAGAAAAAATTATTATGTTAATGGAGGAAATTGCTGTTTTAGAAAGCCGATTTGAAGAACATGATACTGGAAATTTAAGAACAGCGGTGAGTGTATTAAGAAATCGAGTGCTTGAATTAAAGGAGAAAGTTCATGGATAAAATTTTTATGCTATTATTAGCTTTTACTGTAACTGAACCCAGCGGTGTAGATAGAGATGAAATAGTTCATATTTTATCTAGACATTTTGATACAGAAGTAGAATGTCAACACTTTATTATGGATTGGAAAGATACTATTGAAACTCAAGGAGTCGATACCGTCCAAGGAATGCTTGCAGAAGGATGGAAAATTAAACTTGAGCATGTTGGTTGTACAGAAGAACCCAACTTAAAAAAAGTCGATATGCGATTTTGTGCTCGACAAAATCTTTGTGAAAATCCAATGAAGCAAAAGTCTAATGAGTAGAAACATTGTTTGAATCTGTTGTTTCATTAGACAATTGTCTTGCACCAATAGCTCCACCTTTTTTTACAAGTACTGCTTTAGTAATAGGTAATGGTGAATCTAGATCATGGTTCACCCCACGCAATCAAAGTGTTATGATCGGAGTGGAAACTTGGGGATGTAACGCAATTTATCGTGACGGTAAAGTAGATAATCTGGTTGCAACTGATGCTGCCATGCAACAAGAAATATATAAATCAGGATATGTTACGGATAATACCTGTTTCTTTATGGATTGGAATTTGTTGCCGGGAGATGTTGGAGAAACATTCTTAATGGGATATGACATTCCAGAAGAACTTATACACAAGAATGAAAGAATCATAAACCATCCCCGCATTGTAAGTGATAACGGTGAAACGAAACATTCTATTAAGCTTAAACAGAGTTGCACTATAAAAGGTAAAGAGCCCTCAACTATAGAAGAGGCGATTGAAAAAGCATTTAAAATGAACCCGGACTTAGATATGCCTGATTTTATTCAAAAAATGGAAAAGGATGTTGGTGTTTGGATTACATGGGTTGATGAAAAGGATAGCGTTATAACTTTTGATTTTCCAAAAGGATGGTCTACTGGATGTGCTGCATTACATCTTGCTTGTCAGAGTGAAGCAAAAGAAGTATATATGTTGGGGTTTGATTTAAGTGAATACAGTAAACCTCTAAATAACATTTACAAAGGGACGGATAATTATCTTCCAGCTGATTCCAAAGGATTAAACCCCATAAATTGGGTTAACCAAATGAAGACTACTTTTGTGGAATTTAAAGATGTGACTTTCTATTGGGTAGATACACAATTAGTAGAAAAATTTGATTATCCCAACGTAAGGTACTTGACAAAAGCAAAGTTTTGTGATACACTACATATAATATAAATTTTAACATACGTTTTTACATACGATTACATACGATTACATAAGGAGATACATATGTCGTTAAATACACTTAAAAAACAAGACTCACTGGCCAATTTACTTGGTGCAGCTGAGAAAGAAAATACCACTCAAGATAAGAAATCATACATTGATGAACGTCTGTGGAAGCCGGAACTGGATAAAACAGGAAACGGTTATGCAGTCATTCGATTTTTACCATCGACCAAGGGAGAAGATTTACCTTGGGCAAAGGTTTGGAATCATGCATTTCAAGGTCCGACTGGCCAGTGGTATATTGAGAATTCTCTCACCACACTTGGACAGAAAGACCCTGTATCAGAGATGAACAGTGCATACTGGAACTCTGGTGTGGAATCCGATAAGGAAATTGCTCGCCGTCAGAAGCGCAAGTTGCAATATCGTTCCAACATTTATGTTGTTGCTGATCCGAAACATCCAGAAAATGAGGGAAAGGTTTTCCTGTTCCGTTATGGTAAGAAAATCTTCGACAAAATTATGGAAGCAATGCAGCCTGAATTTGAAGATGAAACACCTGTAAATCCGTTTGATTTTTGGGAAGGTGCAAACTTCAAATTGAAAATTCGTAAGGTGGATGGTTATTGGAATTATGACAAGTCAGAGTTTGAAGTAATCTCTCCACTATTCGATGATGATGATGAACTTGAAAAGGTGTGGAAGAAGCAGTATGCTCTCAAAGAATTTACCGCTCCTACTAATTTCAAATCTTATACTGAACTGAAGACTCGTTTGGATACCGTTCTTGCTGGTACTACCGTTGTAGGTAATGTTTCAGAAGTATCAACCCCATTCGATGATTCCCCCGATACTTCTACTGTTGTTGATACGAAAGAGGAGCCTGCTCCTACCGTCGAGGTGACAGAAGATGAGGAAGAAGACACACTGTCTTATTTTGAAAAACTTGCTGATGAGGAGAATAAATAATGTACAAGTTTTTAATTGCTGCACTTGCAGCAACACTACTTTCTTCAACCGTTCTGGCTGAAGAGAAAACAACAACGGTTCCAATACCGAAATCTATTACCATCGTCTGTTCTGATGATGTACAGCCTGGGACGATTGTTTTGAGTAATC